GGGTCAAAAACTCAAATTTTGATACATAAGCCGTCAAGAATTGAGGTTAAGGGGTTGAAAACGTGGGGGAAAATAAATTTTACTTTTTTTTTGCGAATTTTACTTTCTGAAATTCCCCTTCCTAGCCGATTTGACTTTTTGAAGGTGGAATTTGACTTTCTGGAGCTGGGATTTGAATTGTGGGAGTTAAATGAATTATGATTCAGTTATCGAGAGTGTTTGGCAGGACTTCGGTACTGTCTAGGCCGGGGAACATGATACCTGCCAAGATAACACGCCACCCGGTGACAAAAACACGATTGTGAACCAGCTCGGTAGCGATACGGGGCTGGTTTTTTTACGTTCTGCCCTGCCCTGTGGTGTTTGCTCTCAAAAAGACTTCATTTAAAGTGACAAGTGGGGTTGACATTAACTATCACTGTGTTAAAACACCTCTCAACAAGTTCAAACACCAACCGAAGGGTCAAGAAAATGAGGTTATCCGAATCAATGAAGCCAATTTGTGGGTTCACATCCAAAGAATCAACCGACACCAATGCAGCCCGACTCTTGATGAGATTCCCGGAACTGGTAGCCGAACTCGAGTCAGAAAAGGCCGCAATAATTGATACCCTCAAAAAGGTAGAGGTCACAGCGTCGAAACGAGCAACGGCAGCCCGTGACCTTGAATTGGGCCTACTATCTGTTGCCGAATTTGTCGACACTTTCTGGAAAGCGTAAAAAGAATCACCATACCTCTTGACATAATCTGTCATGGGGTATAGGTACCATTCTAGTTCAAACACCAAACAAAGGAACCAGATATGTCAGAATCAATCACTGTATGGAGTCGCTCAAAATTAAACCCCTATTGGCTAGTGGAGCGAACCTATCCGGGGAAATACGCAATCGAAGTCCTAGGACTTCCGGAGCTGGCCGGGGAAACGATTGTTGGTGACGATAATCGGCTTTATGCTTGGTTCCCGGTTGATACCGTCCCTAACGATATAATCTGCTCTTATTGCTATAAGCTAAAGCAAGAGTTGACAGCGAAAATAAGGGGGGGAATCGAGAATCCCGCAAAAGTTTGCAACGCCTGCATTGCAGAGCTGGGGGAATAATCGATTAAATCAACTATACCCCTTGACTTAAACCGTTAAGGGGTATAGGTAGTCTCTAGCTCAAACACCACAAAGGACAAGAAAATGACCAGACTAGAAAGCATCATAAAAGAAATCAATATCGTCGCTGGGGAAAAACCAAAGGGATGGAGCGTAGATTCTAAGGGTACATACCGGGCTAACGTCGGAACCTATGTAATCCATGAGGCCTATGGGGCCGTAGGACTCCACAGGATGGCAAACGAGTCCGGCGCTATTACGGAAGTTATACCACTCCGGGCCTATCGGGGAGCTGCCTTAAAATTCAACGGTTTTCTTAATGGGTTGAAAGATATTATTTGCAGTTACTGCGATGAGTCGAAACCAGAATCGAGTCGCTGGCACGGCAGGATATGCGATTCTTGCACAAAAGAAATGGAATCATAATCGATTTAAATCAACCATACCCCTTGACTTAAACTGTCATGGGGTATAGGTAGTCTCTAGTTCAAACACTAACCAAGGATGAGACAATGGGCCAGATTACATTAAAGTTCAATACCGAAATCAAATCAGTAGAAACCCGATTTGGATACAAGGTCAATTTTGTAACCGAAGATTATGAGGCCCCACTATGGGTTTACTCTTGCGAATCCTATGGTGAAGCTACCATGGTAATTAGCGCCAATGGTTGGGAAAACGCCTATGAGGCTTGTATCGATGAGATGCGAACAATCGACGATAAAGAAGTTTTCGAGGCTTATGGATTCGATAGTCAGGCCGATATGGACGCCTGCGAAAATTGGGACGATATCGAGCTGTTAGGAGGTTATCGCCAGCAATCCAATTGCTCCGGTACCGGTATTGTCGGAGTAGGTCACATGGAGTCACTCAACCCGTTGACATCGGACTATCTCAAGCAAACTGGAATCCAATTGACAATAGGTGAAATTGAATAACATTAGGTCACAATAAAGCTTGACAGGTTATGTCATGACGTGTTAAACTGGGGCAAGTTCAAACACTAACCAAGGATGAGACAATGACAAGCTGGAAAGAAATTGACTGGGACGGAATGGGATTTGATGAGGCAAACAAGCTGGGGGAGTCGATGGGCCTCAAGTGCACAGAGTTCCAATATGAAACTGATTATGGTTGTGATTCGTATCTTCTTTGGGCGCCCACTAGATATGACGGGAAACTTGACCTGCTCCGGAGAATCAAGGCTGGGACCGCCCCAGATGAGGCTGATTCGTGCCAGATTGACGTGCTGTTCGACGGGCTGGATGCGTCGGGACGGTCCTAGGTAGTCGGTAGGAGCGAGCTGGCCTGACACCGGGCCAGCCGCCCAACTCGAACCCGGACCCGGACCCAAGGGGAAGAGCCTTGGGGGTCCCCCCCTGACGGACTTTTCATATGCTGGGGGGAATACCCCCACTCGTACTTTCCCCAAAATCCACCCAACGCGCCGCATCAATCTCCCGCAACCCCTCCCAAGCCCCGCTCTTCCTTTTGTCCAAGCTCTCCCTCACATCCCCCGGAATCACCAACCCCCTCACATGAAAAAACTCCTCATAGGCCATAACCTCCCTCAGCACCCTCCGAAATAGTGCCTTCCTTTTCTCCAAAATAGCCATATTATTTTCCTTTGAAAATCCCCTCAAAATATAATACCCCCAATATAAGAATGGGGTCCCAATTTATTCCTCAATAAAGTGTCGTTTTATCAATTAACACCGGGACCCCATTTTTATTAAAGAAGAATCCCCCTCGGAGCCTCTGGTTCTGGCCAATTCCCCGGCTCCAAGCACAACACCAACATCTTTCTCGTCTTCGTTTCCCCCACTTCCACAAACCCCGCCCTTCTATAACAGCGCCCCCAATCCCTCTTCTTTCTAACCTTGGCTCTATTTATGAAGGTTATCATCCCCCCCGGAGGTGGCTCGCCCAATAAAAACCTAGTCGCCGCGACCCCTTGAGTGATTAACTCGCTAGACAGCCCAACCCCCTCGTTCCTGAAGATGAAGTTATTCCATGAATCTTTCCAAGCGTGTTTAATATACTTCTGCTCAACGACCCCCCACAACCCCGCATCCTCAATCCTGAGCAAACACAACCTCCCCGGAGGCGAGAACTGCGGGGTCCCGACCTTTTGTCTTGAGTAGTGTCTATCTGCGATAGCGACGGCCCTTTTATCGAACCGAAATGATTTTTCCCAAAGCATAAATAATACTCCCCATTTTTATTATTCCCAAAATCCCCTCAATATAATATAACGGACACTCCTTCTGGATTCATTTCCTTTAGGTGTTTGAGCTTGGGAAGGTTTTCCTTCCCTCTGGGGTCCGGGGTGGTGCCTTGGCCCCTATTTCAAATCAAACACACCAAACCAAAGGCTCAACCATGACCAACCAAACCAACGAAATCCTCATCCAAAAATAGAGCCGACACCCCAAGGCCCGTCATTTCCGCAAGTAATGCCGAAGTCAGGATACTCTGATGCCGAGGGGTGTTTGCTCTTAAAAAGGCTCAAATGAAACTCACCAATCTTAAGCAAATCCTATGTCTCGGTTCTCACAAATGGTCCTATTCCTCCTTCGCCAATTTCGCGACCACCCGGACCTGCCACAATTGCGCCCTCACCCAAGTCCCCGAGGATGACCCCGAGTTCTGGAAGAAGACCGTCGAACAAATCGAAAAGGACAAGATAAGGGGAAAACGAGAAAGGAAACAGAAGCGAGAGGAGGCCAAAGAGAAGCGATTCAAGGAATACCGCGAATCAAAAGAGTTCCTCGAAACCATCAAGAAAGACGCCATCGAGGAATACAAAAAATCCCTCAAAGACAGCTCCAACACCGAAACCCTCGAATCCCATATGGAAGCCTTAGACGAGCAATACGAGAGAATACAAGCCACCTTGGACCCCACCCTAAACCCTCACCCCGATGAAGGACCCCCCATCCCCCTTCCGGTTCTCACCCTCAAGCAGCTAAGAATCAAACTCTCATGGCTAATGCTCACCGCCAATAAGGAAACCCAAAACTGGGCCTATATCCGCATCTGCCTAATAGAGAGACTAGAAAGAGAAGCCAAAGGCCCCCGAAATATCCCCGAACCCCCCAAACCCAACGAGGAACCCAATGAACACACCCCCTAAACCTGAGCATGACCCCGGCGAATACCTCCCCGGCCTCGTCCCCCGTGAGAAAGATGTCGCCCACATGGAGGACATCCCAAAGGGCATCCATAACATCCACAGAACCCTCCGCCGCCACCTCTGGGAGACTCACCCCCAGCACGAAACAACCCATGAACTCACCCTGAAACGGGCACCCAACGCAATCGGGAACCCCTTCACTATTCAGGTCAAGCCCAGTCAGGTTTCCCATATCATCGGGAATTTCATAAGCCCCCTCGACGGCTCTATTAGTTGCCACCTCCATCTCAAAACCGGGGACCATTATGAAATATCCCTGAACGCCTCCGACCTATCTTGCAGCCTCAACAGCGACGATGATGACCCGACCTAAATAATATGCTTTAATATCCCCCATGAGGGGCATTATTATCCGAAACAGCAGATTACCGGGCTTATTAAGTCTATTTTTCCCCATCGCGGCCATCACAATCGGGCCATTTATCTTTATATCCAAGGGGAAGGCCAACGCTCTCCTGATTAATCACGAGCGAATCCATGTAAAGCAGGGGGCAGGACTCCTATTTATCGGATTTTGGATACTCTACCTCCTCTTCTGGGTGTTTGCTCTTCTCAAATACCGCGACCCTTACAAGGCATATCAAAGAATCCCCTTCGAGAGGGAGGCTTATCGAAACGACTTCAACCTCAGATATAAGCCCGGTTTCTTTTCTTGGGTGAGATATTTGGTATAAGGCCCCATCGGGAGGAATAAATGGATGAAATACTCAACGATTTACTAGATGTGGTTAGAGAGGTTCTCAGGCAATGGGAACATCAGGAACCCTTGCATGACAGGACGGCGGAGCGGCTGACCGCCCTTATGGGGAGGCTTGAATCCTGTGATGATGGGGAGGGCGTTGCATGGCAAAAAAACACATAATGAAGGCCAGTCATACCCAGATGGACTACGCCTCTTTGGATTCCCAAGGGACCAAGGCTCTGGTCGCATCTCAGGGGGAGGCTTTGGCCGCCGAAGCTAAGAACATCGCCATCAACTCCAAGGCGAAGGATATGGTTCTCCCTTTCCTTCCGAGTGTTCACACGATGCTGACCAACGCTTATAGTGTCATCGACATGGAGGTTCGGCGTCTTGGGAGGGAGGCCCATATGGGTTTGGACCGTTCTGACACCCTCCAATTCGAGAAATATGTGACCTCCTTGGTGCGGCTGGCCAATCTTGAGAACAACATCCGGGACACCTCCGAGCTGGAGGCTATGAGCGACAAGAACCTTGAGGAAGCTGTTAAGAAGGCCCTTGAGCGAGGGGCAGAAGCAAATGATTGAAAGTGGACTCGTCGTATTTGCGATAAGCATATTGGCTTATGGGGTGTTTGAAGCCGTCCGGAGACAGCAGGTTCGGAACAGGGTTTTCGGGGTCCCTATGACAGAGGCTCGATGGGGCGAACTAAAAAAGCTGGCAGAAGACCAACAAAGGGTTGCTAACCGCTGGCGAGAAGAGGAATTGGGAAAGGGAGACAATGGAGGGATTAAAAGAGCATCTTCGAGAGGTGACAGGGCATACAAACCTTGCGACCCGGAGGAAGGACACAAACACAAAGGGGGCCACTGCCTTTAACGAGGCTCGGGATTTAAAGGTCCTCCCGGTGAGGGTTCGACCTGCCGAGCAGAATGACGCCGCGATGATTTACGATTCGTGGCTAAAGGCTCACGCAGCTCAGAACAAGGACCAGCCTTCTTGGTCGTTCTATCCTCTCCATAAGAAGATAGTCCGGAGGCTCCTGAAGGATTCGGTAACTCTCTTGGTCTGCGGCTCTACCCCGGAGAGTCAGGATGACATCTACGCATGGATTTGCGGCCACAGGACTCGCGAGGGCCATCTCATCATCCATTACGCCTTCACCAAGATGCTTTTCCGCAAGAGGGGGATGTTTAAGGGTTTGCTCAAGGCTCTGGAATACTCTCCCGGAGAGCCTATCTATTGCTCTCACCGGGGATGGCTCTTAAAAGAGTTGAAGGGGAAGTATAACTTTGTTCATATCCCCCATCTCCAGTTTGATTGGGGGCTGACCGAATTTACCAAGGCTCTTGAAGAGGCCGAGAAGAAGAAAGTAGGAAAAAAACGCCGATGAAGACACCTCTTGATTTAGTAACGCTCTCCACCAACGCCCGACCCATCTGGAATCAGGTCTATTTCGCAAACAACGTCAAAGACCAGTGGGATATGTGGCTGGACGGTGATTTTATCCATATCCGAGAGAAGGGGGGCGACAAGGAGGCGATTATCCACGCATCTCAGTGCTGGGTACAGGTCCCCTACGATGATGCCTCTCCTGTGGTGCTTGCTCCTAGAAAGTCTCGGGGAAGACCTAAAGGGGCGAGAAATAAGCCCAAGGAAATGAACTAGCATGGACCAGCGGTCATTATTGCGGGAGTACGTTAAGCGGTTTGGTGACATCAAGGATATCGCTGAACCCATCAAGGCGCACTCCGCAGACCGCACCTATCGATGGCGGGAGGAGTTATTTGACGAGCAGGTCGCCTTAATTGACGATTCCTCCAAGTTCAAGGCGGCTGTATGTTCTCGTCGCGCAGGGAAAACATACACAGTAAGCAGATACCTCGTCGAAGAAGCCTTCCGCCATCCTGAATCGATTGTTGCCTATATCGCCCTGACCCGGAGCAGCGCCAAGCGGCTCATGTGGAACGAATTAAAACGAGCAAACCGGAGATACCATCTCGGGATTAAGTTCAATAATGCGGACTTAGTTGCGACCCTCCCCAACCACTCCGAAATCATGTTAACCGGAGCGAATGACCAAGCTGATATTGATAAGCTACGTGGTCCTGCGTATCGGATGGTTGCCATTGATGAGTGTCAGTCCTATGGCCCATTTTTGGACGAGCTTATTGAGGAAGTGCTTGAGCCTGCGCTTGTGGATCATAATGGGACACTACTGCTGACAGGCACCCCTAATGCGGCCTGTACCGGGTATTTCTATACTGCGACAACATCGGGAAACCTTGGTTTTGCGGTGCATAACTGGACTATTAAGGACAATCCTCACATCCCCCATGCGGCAGATTATCTGAGTCGCAAATTGGAACAGAAGAACTGGGACGAGTCGAATCCCATTTTCAGACGTGAGTGGTGCGGGGAGTGGGTTAAGTCAGAGGACTCTCTTGTTTATCGACCCACCGCCGATAATCTCTTTAACGACCTCCCCGATGAAAAATGGAACTACGTCCTTGGAATCGATTTAGGCTATATTGATGCTACGAGCTTTTCTATTGGATGCTATTCTCACAATAATCCTCATCTTTGGGTTATTGAAACTCCTGTCCACACCAAGCTAATCCCCTCCGAGATAGCGGCGATGGTGGGGGATTTGAACGACATCTATCAATTTGAATCGATGGTGGCGGATACCGGGGGCTTGGGTCGTTCGATAGTTGAGGAGATGCGGCAGCGTTATCAGCTCCCTATCCGGGCGGCAGAGAAGAAGAATAAGGCTTCCTATATCGAGCTTTTCAATGACGACCTTCGGACCAACAAAATCAAGATTAAGAAGGGTGTCCCTGTTCTCGATGAGTGGCGAATCCTCCAGTGGGACGAAGACAAGCGGATGGAGGACAAGCGTTTTGAGAACCATGCCTCCGATGCAACGCTTTACATGTGGCGGGAAGCTAGGCATTTCCTTTGGGAAGAAGAGCAGCGGGACCCGGTTCCGGGGGAGAAGGGCTATTCCTCATGGATGGAGGACCAGCATTGGAACAAGGTCCAAGAGCGGATAATGGACGAGAACGGAGGAGACCCGTGGTGGAGCCGGAATTATACGACCAATTAGGCGAGACAATGGACGAGGGCATGACTCACAGGGAGGCTCTTGCTATTACTGAAGCACTGAAGGCCCTTGGGGTTGAGAAGTTTACTCTACCCTCTGGCTTCTCGGTGGTGTTTGCTGCCCGTCCTACTGACGAGAGCGGTACGGGGTTTGTCCCGGATTACATGCGAGCAGATGGCGACGATTTATTCTAGGGGGATTTGATGAGTGAGATTTGGTGGAGAGCAGACGAGAGCCGGGTAGCGGAGAGGGTGTTTGAGTATGTTAACCACCTCCGGGAGAATCAGGGTTATGTCCACAGCATAAATCTGGAGCATTATCGATTCTACAATGACGCTGAGATGGAGGGATTGGACCTTTTTGGTTACGCAACGCCCACCCCTCGGAGCGCCATGGGTCATAAGGTTAGCTTCAACATCATCAAATCGATGTGCGACACCGTGACCTCGACCGTAACGAAGAGCCAGCCGAGTCCCACCTTCCTGACCTCCGGGGGTAGCTGGAGCCAGCGACGGAAGGGCGAGCTTCTAACCAAATTCTGTCAGGGGCAGTTCTACGAGTCCGAGATGTATGACTTGGCCCCCCGGGTCTTCCTTGATGCCTGTGTCTTCGGGACGGGGTTCATCAAGATTTATGAAGAGGGGGGCGAGATAAAATGCGACCGAATATTCCCCGACGAGATTATCTGTGACACCGAGGAGGCTCGATACGCCAAGCCCCGGCAGCTTTTTCAGGTCAAGGTGGTCAATAAGGAGGTTCTCAAGGGCCTCTACCCAGACAAATCAGACATTATCGACCACTCTGTTGATGTAGATAGTAATCCTACCCTGAGCGCGATGGTGGATGAGGATAACCATCAGCTTGTGGTGATTGAATCTTGGCATCTCCCATCCTCGGAGGACTCTGGCGACGGGGTTCATTCCATCTGTATCGAGGGCGGTTGTCTTTACCACGGGGCCTACGAGCGGGATGACTTCCCATTCGTTAAGATAAACTGGGGCGATAAATTGCTCGGCTACTGGGGCTGCGGCCTCGCTGAACAACTCACCGGGATTCAACTTGAGATAAACAACATCCTTAAGGACATTAAGGAGCAGATGGACTTGGCCAAGCCAAAGGTTTTCGTCGAAACCGGGTCAAGAATCACCAAGGCCCACCTGAACAACCAGATTTGGGGTGTTATCGAGTATACCTCTCCGGGCAAGCCCCCTCAGTTTCACGTCCCTAAGCCTGTCTCTGCGGAGAGTTTCAATCAACTGGACCGTTTGTATAGCCGAGCCTTTCAAATCGCCGGAGTGAGCGAAATGACGGCTCAGGCGACCCGTCCTGTAGGATTGGAGTCGGCGGTGGCTCTTCGGGAGATGTCAGACATCCAGACCCGGCGATTTCAGACGGTGGAGCGCCGTTACCAGAAGTTATTCATGGACGTGGCGAAGCAGCAGATTGCTTTGGCTCGGGAGATTTCCGACAGGGGCGACCCTTATGAGGTTGTGTCTCACGGGGATAAGTTCATCGAAAAGATTAAATGGAAGGACGTTAATCTCGACGCTGACGCCTATGTGATGAAGGTCAGCCCCACAAACCTCCTCCCGGAGACTCCAGCGGGGAAATTGGAGTTCGTTCGCGAGCTGGCCGAGGCTGGATTGATTAAAGACGAGGTGGCCATCCTCAAGCTGATTCAATACCCGGATGTTGAGGCTGTGACTCAGTACATCACCGCGAGTCACGATATTGTCGATATGTTCGTCTCTGAGATGCTTGATAAGGGGATTTATCATCCTCCAGAGCCTTTTATGGACCTGAAGTTCAGCGTTAAGCGCGTAAATGACGCTTATCTGGTGGCGAGGATGCAGAGCGCCCCGGAAGACCGCCTTGGTTTGCTGATGCGGTTTATTCAGGAGGCTATGGAGCTTCAGGCGGCGACCGTAGCCGCATCGATGCCCCCACCGCCGATGATGCCACCGGGGATGCCACCGGGGATGCCACCGGGGATGGCACCGGGGATGCCACCGGGGATGGAGGGGATGGCCCCACCCCCAGCGCCGGGGGGTTTACCAGATTTACCACCCCCAGCAGGACCGATGCCCGAAGATTTAGCGGCCATGATGCCGCCTCAGTAACTTAACAGGGAAAAAGGGAGACAAGATGCAAACTCAAGACAGTTTGGAAGACACTTATGCGACGTTAATGGCAGGACAGGGCGAACCTGCTCCAGCCGAGGCCCCAACGGAGGAAGCGGCACCGGAAGAGCAGACACCACAGGCGGCGGTGGCCCCTACTCCGGTGGTGTCTGAACCTGCCCCAAAGGTCGAGGTGGTGGCGTCGAAGGAGTTTGAGGAATTGGCTCGGCGGGAGAGGGCTGTTCGGGAGGCCAATCAGGAGAGAAAAGACCTCCGCAAGAAGGTGGATGAATTGGAAGCCCAATCAACCCACCGAAGCGAGATGGAGGGGCTTAATCGATTGGCTAAAGAGAACCCGGTAGAGTTTATTAATAAGTTCGGGCTTTCTTATGACGATATTACAAACACCATTTTAAATGAGAATAAACCCGCCCCTGAGATGGCCATGAGGGATGAGATTGGTCAGTTGCAGTCTCAGCTTGCCGAGATGAAGCAGTCTATGGAGGCTCGGGATAAGGCTGAAGTGCAGAGTCAGGAAGAGGCTCAATATAATAAAATAATTGACCAGATTAATAATTTCGTGTCTGATAGTGGTGATGATTTTGAGTTGATTAGGATGCAGGACGCTCAACCTCTGGTACTGGATGTTATTCGCGAACATTACAGTACGAACCAGAAGGTTATGCCGTACCATCAAGCTTGTCAGCTCGTAGAGAATCATCTGGAACAAGCCGTTCGAACAGCGATGTCGGCAAGCAGATTTCAGACCAAAGCGCCAGCAGCAGAGGCGGCCCCTCAAGAAGCAGGATTCAATCAGAGTCCATCAAGGCCAAAGACATTGACGAATCAGAACACAGCAAGCCCTATGGAGGCATCTCCTCCAGACAGCCCTGCGCTCTTATCCGCCGATGATTCCATTGAACAACTTGCTTCTAAATTTA